CTCAAAGTAAGACTCGTAAGTCCAGCCGCAAGGGCAAGCGTGGTGTGGCGGTGTTGAACGAGGGGCAGGTGTTGGAAATTAAGCGGCAGATCGCGTCTGGTGGGAAGTCCGTCGCAAAAATTGCTCACGACTTTGGCGTTCACGTCACCACCATCAACTGCATCAAGTCCGGCAAGACTTGGAAGCATGTGGCGCTCCAGCAGCCCACTCCGGTTGTGGTGGCTGACTGATGGCCGTTTTGGCAGATCATGAGATCCACAACCTGGCGCGGCGGGGCTTGGTCTCGCCGTTCCTGCCGGAGCTGGTGAATCCAGCGAGTCTCGATGTGAGACTCGGCGAGAATCTGCTGGTAGAAGAGCCGAAGGTTCCTGCCTTACTTCCTTTCAGCATTGCTGGGCATACGAAGGAAAAGCCTTTCATGCTCCAGCCGCATGAGTTCGTGCTTGCGGAGACGTTGGAGGAGTTCGATCTCCCGGATTGTGTCGCTGGACAGCTGGCACTTAAGTCGAGTCGTGCCAGGGAAGGGATTGAGCATCTTCTTGCCGGGTACATCGACCCCGGTTACAAAGGGCGACTAACGCTGGAACTACAAAACGCTAGATCCATGCACGCTGTTCCGTTGTGGCCGGGTATGCGGATCGCGCAGATTGTGTTCCACAAAATGTCGATGTTGCCCGGCAAGAGCTACTCCGTGACTGGTCGCTATCAAGGCGACACTGCTGTTCAGGCTTCCAAAGGATGAGCGATCCAGTTAATTCTCCAGCGCACTATGCGTCTGGGCGCGTCGAAGTGATCGACGTGATTGAGGATTGGGTCAGGGCTGCTCCAGATGCTGTCGTTGGTGGCTTGCACTGGCAGGTCATCAAATATGTCAGTCGGGCGTGGCTTAAGAAAGATCCTTACGAGGATTTTTGCAAAGCCCGTTGGTACTTGAACCGTTTGATCAACACTTTGGCAACGGAGCCCTATCAGAACCGATGAGGTACTGGTGGCGGATTGTCGCCAAGGCGTTGGGTGAGAAGGCGCACCAGCACAATCGGATTGCTGATCAGGTTGCACTGGTGCGCTTTTGTATCCTGCTGGCTTACATGACTACAAACATTTTCATTTGCGCAGGAGTTATTCGTCACTGGAATGGCTAACTATTGCACTCACAGTTTTCGCAGAATCATCAACACGTACAACTGGAGAAATGGGTCGACGATTCGCTCGTACCGCTTTCGCTGCAAGTGTTGTGGGTACAGGTGGAATGTCTATTACGACAAGAAACTCAAGCGGGAAGTTGTTCCAACGCACAAATCGGACAACAAACCACTGGAGACAAGGAAGCTCACTCCAGAAGAGGTCAAGCTGATCCTTACGGATGAGCGGAACAATGTGAAGCTGGCACGGCTGTTAGGTGTTGTGCCCCAGTCGGTTAGTCAGATTCGGACAGGACGGGCGTACAAAGATCTGTGGCCTGAACTTCCACGGCGAGCGGCGCAAATTAAAGCTTCTGGTGCTGTGCCAACCATTCGCAGCACGAAAATTACTTGCCAAGATTGTGCGCACTGGTGGCAAAAGCGGTGCGGCCTGGATATTCCAGAGGCAGGTGGAACTTTTGCAATCCAGTGTTCCTTTTATCAAGTTGATGAGTAATGGCCATCACGATCAACAGCAGGGCGTGCCAAGGCTGTGGTACGCCGACGACAAACCCAGTGCTGTGCATGAAGTGTTATCGCACCAGTCCCGCAGGGCGGGAAGAGGAGCGGATGGAACGGCTGCGGCGGGGGTACAAGCCCCAGCCTGATGGAGGCCCATGCAAAAACTGCATCCACTGGAAGGCGCGGTGCCTGCTTGGGTTTCCCGAGGGTGGGACACTCGCGGCGGCGGTGCTGTGCTCGGCGCGGGAGGTTGACAGCCTGCTAGAGTAGTAGGGTACAAGCTGCCCTACCAGGCATGACAATCCTTCAAGGCATCGAGCACCTGTCCACGCTCGATGATGCTTCATTCGTCGCGTTTGACGTCGAGACCACTGGGCTCCAGCCGAAGTTCGGTGGTCTTCGTCTTTTGCAGTTGGCGACCTTCGGTAAGCCTCCAGTAGTGCTGGATTGCTGGAGCTTCAGTGATGAAGACTGGATCACGCTTGAAGAGTTCTGTAGCGTTCCAAGGCAATGGCTGGCGCACAACGCGGTGTTTGATCTCGGATGGCTGCAGGAGCACGAGATCTATCCCGAGGGCAAGGTCTACTGTTCGATGCTGGCCAGTCGGATCCTGACGAACGGGCTGCCGAACCTAAAGCACGGGCTCCAGCACGTTGTCCATCGCTACCTTGGCCAAGACATTTCTAAGGAAGAGCAGCGGAGCGATTGGTCGGGTGATTTGCGTGTGGAGCAGATCGAATATGCGGCCAAGGATGTGGTGGTGTTGACTGAGCTGTGGGAGCCAATCACGAAGCGGATGGCGACTGGTGCGTTAATGCCAGCGTGGGAGCTTGAGTGCAAGGCGCTCCCGGCAATGGCGCAGCTTTGGCGTACTGGGTTGCCATTCAATAAAAAGATGCTGGAGCAGCTGATTGAAGATCTCGATATTGAAAATGTTGAGGTCGGTGAGAAGTTCATTGAAGATTTCGATACAGCACTTCCGCCAGAACACAAGCTCCATCGGGGGCTTGACGGGAAGTTGTTGTACCAGACAAAGCCGGGTCCGAAAGGTAAGAAGCCGGACCCGAATGTTTTTAACCTCAATAGTCCGGCGCAATTACTTAAAAAGTTCACCGCTTTGTTGGGTGAGCCGCCGATGGATATGAAGAACGGAAAGCCAAGTGCTAGCCGTTCTGCCCTCCAAGAATATGTGGGTGATCACAAGGTTGTGGCCGATTATTTGCGGTGGAAGAAAGTAGAAAAGCGGCGGCAGATGGCAGAAACTTTGTTGAAAAATTATTCGCCTGATGGGTTTATTCGTGCCAGTTATTTGCAGCTTGGGGCTGATACTGGGCGTATGTCATGTATTTCACCAAATCTCCAGCAGATTCCGCGTGATCCGCGCTTTCGCTTGGCGGTTCAAGCTCCAGCTGGTTGGAAACTGGTTGTGGCGGATTACGGACAGATGGAGCTTCGCCTGGCAGCCGCAGAAGCACAGGATGACTTAATGACTCAGGTATTCCAGCAGGGACAGGACCTCCATACGATGACGGCGACGCAGATTTATGGGGTTGAGCCGGATGAGGTTACGAAGGAACAGCGGCAAATCGCAAAATCCGCCAATTTCGGCCTTTTGTACGGAAGTGGCGCAAAAGGACTCAGAAATTACGCAGCAGCAACAGGAATTCAGATGGATCTTGATGAGGCGGCGGAGGTGCGGCAAAAGTTCCACGCTGCATATAAAGGCATCTCCAAATGGCAGCAGCAAAATGCTCGCGCTGCTGATGCGGCTAAGGACAATCCATCTATCCGCATACGCATCTCGGGCTTGCGGCGGTTTCTACCGGGTGAGCACAACAAACTCACAACCCGTTGCAACACCCCCATCCAAGGAGCTGGTGCAGCAGTCCTCAAACTTACGCTCGGCAAACTGTGGCCGCTACTCCACGCCGACGGGGAGGACGTGGTGCGTTTGGCCGGCGTGGTGCATGACGAGATCATCCTGCTCGTAAAGGAAGAACACGCAGACACCTGGGCGCTCCAGCTGCAAACCGTGATGGAGGAAGCTGAAGCTCGTTGGTTGGGTGATATTCCGCCGCTTGCTGAAGCTAAGGTCGGGGATAGCTGGCAAGAGGCCAAGTGATCCAAGAAGAGTTTGAGTATCGCGTTCGGATGCACACGCGTCACGGCGGTACTCATGATCTCTTCATCGTTGCTCCAGATGCTTTCACCGCGAGGATGAAGGCACTGGAGCTTTGTCCTGAGCATCGGCCCCAGTCGGTCATGCGAGTCTCGGATCTAGTCTCATGAGTCCAGCCCGCACGGGAAGAGAGCTGGTGCTCGAATGGCTGAATCGGGAAATTCGTGCGGCGAAGACGGCAGATTTGCAGCGGGCTGCCGCTTTTTTGCAGTGGGCGCGGGATGTAAGGAAGGGGTGTGCCAAGCAGAGGGGTGGGGCAAGGGTGGCGCAGGCCAATGCGTGGCGGAAGCGCGTGGATGAGGATGTGCGGTGGTAGGACTACTGTGTCGCATTGTGCTACTGTGTAGCAGAGTAGACCGCAGCACATGCCGCTGAACCACGGAAACAAGTATTACTGCCAGCTGCTTCTGGACCCGCACCGCTACAAGCTGGCGGAGCAGCTTGCGATGGGCGAAGGGAAGAAAGTGACGGCGTTATTGCGCGACATGGTTTATGCCGCGCTGGAGAAAGCGTTGCCGGCGTCTGAATACAAGGCGGCCCAGGCAGCGGATGAAGCGGCCTGGCGCGAGTCGGTCAAGCGGCGGGTTGAGGGACGGATGCGTTCCAAGCAAGACGGCAAAGTGTCAGAAACTGACGCATGAGACTCAGTTGTGTTTCGTGATATACCGACAGCCGGAGCCCACAGTCTTTAGGCTTACACAGTAGTCACTTAAGAGCAATGACGCGCTATGTCGTCATGGTCGAGGATCGCTGGGTTACGGCGGTTTACGACTCTGGTAAAGGAATCGGTTTCACCCGATCCAAGGAGGACGCATCCTCGTGGGTCACATACGAGCGGGCTGTCGCTGCGGCGAGAACTGTTGCTCAGTCTTGTAACTGCGATGCTGCTGTGCATTGCGTTGATGAACCCGCCTATCCCCAATCATGGAAGTAGTGCCATTCCAGGAACAGCAGGACCCCGAACTGAGGCTCGGTGAGGGTCGATCCCGCACCAGCTCAGATAAAGCTCAGCTGTTCGAGCTGAAAATTTGGCTGCCGGGCCAAGGTGCCATGCGGGATCTGGTGCGGGCGGAGTCGCTCCAGCAGGCGATTGAGTTTGCGCAAAACCGTTACCCGAATTGCAAGGTGGAGGTGCCGACGACGGCGGCGAAAAAACCTAAGCTGGCTCGTGCCAAAAATGGGCCGCGTGAAACGGCTCGTAGGCGTCTCAAACTCGTGGAGAAAAGGAATGAGCCAGCAGATCGCTGACTGGGCACGCCAGTCGTGGGGTGAGGTCATCGTCGACCAAAATCGCGCTGACCTCTTGGATAAGCTCTACTTTTGGGACGGGCGGGACAAAAAGGACCACCCGCTCCACGCCACTTATACCGGGCTGTACCGCAAGTACACCGCCAACTAGGCGGAGTCGCGGTCCATCCCAAACTGATCGGCCAGGTTATCTGCAGCTTCGCGGATAGCCCAGGCCGATTTTGTGCGTTCCAGCTGATGGAGCGTATTGAGGACAAGGGCGGCTTCGAGGAGGCCGCGATAATCCTGTTTGTTGAACAGGCCGACTAACCACTGGTCCGTGGCTGCCTTGTGGAAGCTGGACTCGGGAGTGTGCTCGATGGGGCGCATAGCTAGTTTTTGCGAATTCGCATGAACCACCCTGTGTCGTTACCTTCAATAAGCCAGCGGGGGAGCCAGTTTTTACGAGAGTACGCGATGTTGGCGCCGCCCTTGTTGCTGATATAACCACCATTGACAAGATCCGCCTCACCAAAGGGGTCCAAGTGTATGAAGTGGGTTGGGGTGTAACCAGCTACGACGCTCCAATGTCCGGTACCGCCGGGATTTGAAACGTGGTTTTTATGTAACCAGCCGACGGGAACTGGATGGCCGTTAGCGATTTCAGTTTCTAAGTCCTCGACCGTTCCATCCATCTCGAAGGTGGCGGTCAGTCCCAGTGCTTTGAGGGCCGCAATTTGTGCTTTGGGGTCAGTGGTGTCGCCGAAACGAGCGCGTAAAGCGTTGTACTCATAATCTCCGTTCACTTTGCCGTAGTAGCGGGCCACCATTGCGCAGCTGGAGCTAAAGCACTGACGCCAGCCCTTGGGGCCGTCATCCGATCCAAGCTGGTATTCGTATGGAACTTTCAGTAGTTTCTGGTTGGGTGGAACGACAGGTTTAGCTCCTGCGTGTTGCTCCATCAGCTGGATTAGCTTGCCGGGGTAGTTGGGATCTGTTGCATATTTCTCTTTGTACAACCACTTGGCAGCTTCTTCGCGGGTGGCGGCGTTGTTGCAACCTTTGTAGTTCTTGTAGTCCTTGTACCAGTGGTCTACAAGGTAGATGACGCAGGAAAGTAGATCTGGGAAGTCTATGAAGCTATCGGTGATTGTGACCCACTGACCGTTAATAAACTCTTGTGTTTTCTTGTCGCTACCTTCACCTTTAAGGCCGAAAAAATTGTTTCTGCCAGAGACTAATTTGCCGTAATTTGATTCGAGTGCCCATTGGGCGGCTACGAGTTCTGGAAATTTTGCGCCGGCGACGCGGGCGGCTTCCAAGATACCTTCCCAGCTGTTGGGGAACTGGGTTTGTTTGCCGGCAACGCTCCAGGTTTTGAACCAGCCTTGGTCGCGGCCCAGTATGTGCGGGTTGGCCTTGTTAATCGCCAGTTCCAGTTCAGTGAGGGCTGCCATCTGGTGCGGCAGCCCCTTGTAGAACCGGAATAGGTCGATCAATCGGATTGCGTTTTGCGCCATTGCCGCCTACCGCGTTTTTGTTTGGGGCGCCGCTGTTGCGGAGCGGCGCTCAGCGCTTTGGGAACAAAGTCTTCGCAACTAACAGAAGCGCTTGGATGATGCCATTAGCCCGGATGCCTGGATACAGGCTCAAGGCTTCCGAGATTGCCGCCACAGCAATAGCAATCGCGGCAGCAGTGGTGGGATCCATGCAAAATCAGGAGTCTGCAGGAAGTTTAGCTGTACTAGACAAGAGTTCCGGCGCACGTAATAGTTTCTACCGCTACATTCCAGGTAGCTACTGCTGGGTATGGACCATCGCATTGAAGATGGCGAATACTTAAACAAGAAGGAAGCAAAAGCGAGATTTAGGCAATCAATCCTTAACCACTGGAACAATTCCTGCGCCTATTGCGGGGTAGACCTGGGGCGATCTGCCACCCTGGACCATGTGCATCCCAAGTTCAGAGGAGGACATACGCACCAGCAGAACTTGGTGGCCTGCTGCTTTGCGTGCAATATCTCTAAATCAGCAGAGGATTGGCTGGAGTGGTACAGGGACCAGCCGTTTTGGGAGCCGCATCGAGAGGATGCGATTATCGCTTGGATTACTGAGGGACTTGTTGCTTAGGGTCCCAGCCCATGCCCTCTAAATACATCATTGCGATGTAGTGGTCTTCGGCATAGCGGCAGATGCTGTCCTTGCAGGCGCGGTAGTACAGTTCGCCGCGTTCGTTTTCCAGCTGGTCCAGGGTAAAACCGTTGCCGTAGTCGGTAGTGTGGACGACGCTCATTTTTTGGTGCCGACGGTCATTTCAATGTGGCGCACTCTTGTTTCGAGGTCGCTAAGCCTTTCTTTTGAGTCGTTTTTTAGTTCTTGGATATCGGCGGCGACGGTACTGACTGATTGATCCAGCTTGGCAACTTGGATAAAAAGGCCACCTAACCCGATCACAGCTGTAGCAAGTAGCGCCGGTACAGCTTGGTTAATCAAGTTAGGTGGTTGTGGTGCGGCGGCGTGCACGTCCTCGTGGTGTTCCATTGCGAGGCATACTGCCGACCTTTTTACTAATTTAGCGCCCTTGGCCGACCAGTTTTTTCTTGCCGCGACGGCGTGGACGGCTGTGCTGGCCGTAACCTTGCCTGGTTGTCTTGGGGCGGCCGGCTTTGTGGTCGACACGCCCCAGTGCAGTTTTACTCTTGACCGCCAATTTCAGGATCCTCCGTTACAGGTTGGGGTGCATAGGGATCAGCGGGCCACGCGGGATAGTCGGGTCCGGTGATATACGCCGCCAAGGCGGCGGTGTCGGTAGTCTGCTGGATTTCGTAGACTTTGCTGCCAGAGGCAAGGCGGATTTCCTCGCGCCAGGTTCGCAGTACAGGGTCAGCAACTTTGCCGTTATCTGCCTCGCGGATGATGATCCAGTCCGTTGGTGCCAGCAGGGTGTTAGCGGTGTGACGGGTTTGTTGCGTCCACTGCTCGACCAGCTGGGCGTGGTCCTTTGGGATTAGGTTGCCCTCGGCGTCGTAGCCCCAGTAGAAGCGTTGGTCCCAGACGGCAGGATCAGGCACTTCAGTAATGCCGATAGCCAAGCGCTCTTCCGGGCTGGCAAGTCTGAGCCAGTTGGCGGGGTAACGGATGCCGTCGTGCTCAAATGGCACATCAGGCGAAATAGCGTTGCCGTTGAGGATAAACATGGGTCTGGCTCCGTGTTTTTAGATTAGCCCGGCTGGGCTTTTAGTCTTGTTCACTACGAGGGCGGGGTTAGCGAGCGCGGGCGTATTGGAAGGGCGATTCGGCGAAGGCGGCCCATATGACCGTGTTTCCATTGACTCCAATGCCGCCGACACTTGTGCGCACTTTGAAACCATTGGATAAGAAGTCAACGGAATCTGCAGTGCCCTCCGCATCGGATGCATTAGCAAGCAAATAGCTGGTGACAAGGTTATAGCTCGCCCTAGCACTGTCAACCATTAACCAACTCCCAGTCGTGCTAGATGCTTTCAGCAAAAGGAACCGAGGTCTAAATCCTGTATAGCAAAATGCGTTGTCTGACGTGCCGTTTGCTACATAGCTGCCCATCGAAGAGTACCCGGCTACTGGGGCGAAACAGTAGGCGACGTAGGTAGCGCCAGGATCATTTGTCGTTCCTTCATTGCCAATACCAAATACAGCAGATGTATTAAGCGCTGGCTGAAAGGAGGGAAATGCTTGGGTTACAGCGTCTGTGGAATTAAGTTTGATGAAAGGTTGGGTGCCTGTTAGCGAAGAGTGATAAACGCCCCAGTTGTAGCCACTAATACTTCTTACTTTAACGATGATCAAGCCAGGTTTAGCACCTAACCCGTGCCCAACTGTCTGAGAAGAAGTCCCATTCCCCGTATAAGTAACAATCGAGAACCCCGCACTCGGGTTAGCTCTCACCTGACTAGAGATGGAGCCTTGTGTGTTCGTGACGGTGGAGCTGCCGGCGTCCCAGCACCAGCCCACATACGCCTTGCTGGATTTACAAGTTTCTATCGCTGGATCCGTTGGATCACTGCCAGGAGCAACAGTAAAGCCGTTGGAGTTGAAAGCGGTCAGAGAACCGTAGATTGCTGGACTTAACTCGGCATCTGTTCCATTGCTTCTGAGTCGTTTATCTGTGCCGCGAACAGCATCAAACAAAGCATGAGAACTGCCGCTGTCTGTTCTGTTTTTAATCCAAACAAGATCAGGACTAAAACCTAGCCCGGTAATACTCTGGCTACTACCCGTACCTGTATAAAGCGCCACGTCCATCACCGTGGAAGGCTTCGTGACTACTGGGGCCGGCAGGTTTGCCGTGCAGAGCGCCTTGAAGCCGCTGGGGGCGGTGTAGGCGAACGGGCGTTGGCCGAAGTTGACCTGAGCTAGACCGATCGACGGGCCATAAACACCAAACATCGGGAAGTAGGTTCCAGCTGGCAGCCCACTGAAATAGCCGGATAAGAGAGTGCCGTCGTTATATAAATCAAGTCTGCCTGTATCTGCGTTAAAGGCGAATGCTATAACTGTTCCATATGCGGCGCCGGTTCCTGTAGAGCTGCCGCCGCTGAGGGTGCCGTTGTATATCCAGCCATAAGATCCAGCGCTTGATCCGGGGTATGCGTCAAGCGCCGCAGAAGCTAATCCAATGCCGTGAACATTGTAGGTGGCAGAACCAAGCGTTATTTCCCAATACCACTTCCCGGACGACATGCCGATGTTGCCTCGGACGGAACGCCAGTTGGCATCAGTTGTTTGAGCGTCAAGATTGCCGTTCGCCAGCGTAATGGACGTGTGTCGATCTAGCGGATTCAACGTCGCATAATTCCCCCGCACCTGCCCGCCCGCTCCGGTATCAACCTCGCTACCGTTGGTGGGAACGTCTACGAGGCTGTCGTTGCCTGCACCAGCGGTGACGGATAGGTTGTTGACAGTGCACGTATTCCCATTCCCACTAGTGTCCGTCCCTAATGCGGCGGCGCTGCTGTTGTCAGCGAAATCAAGGTGGAAACCGTTGGTGCCGTAGGAGCCGCTATAGGCAATCGGTTGCCAGATGCCGTTGTCGTCGAACTCACCGAAGCTGGTGGGGTCCAGGGCTTGGCCGTCGATGAAGTGAATGTCGGCTAGGTAGCCGTTGAAATATGTGTTGTAATATGGTGTATAGCCGAGATATTGCGCTGTCGCGTTGTTGATATTTGTCTGATAGTTTAATGGTGGTGCGCCGTAGTACGAAAATGTTTGCGCGACGCCGTTAAGATAGACTTTTAGCCGGTTTGTATCGGTGGCCTGGGTCGTATCTACAGCAACAACAATATGATACCAAGCCGCCGGATCCCTAAGCTGCGCGTTTGTAAACGTATCGCCAGATGAAGCAGTGTTAAACGAAACGCGCAGTTGCCTATTGTATAAAGTAATAAAATCCTGCGAAGAACTATTGGCACCAAGGATTGATATTGTTGCATTACTTGTAAAGTTTGCATCTGTGATCTTCGCCCAGAAAGCGTATGTCCAAGTCCGGCGGTTGCCGGCTGATGCGGGGGTGCGGCTGAGATAAGCCGAGTCGGCTGAATTAAACCGCAGGCTTCGGCTGATGGAATATCCTCCGGCGGCTGCAGTGGCAAGCAGCAGAGGATTAGCGGCGCCGGGAATACTCATATCAGCTCAGGTTGGTGATCAGGGTGGCGGTGATCTTGGTGCTACTTTGCACCGCATACACCAAACAATCAACCGCAGCAGCGGTAGTGGTGAGCGTGGGCGCCGTGCCGCCGGTGAAGTCCCAGTAGCTGCCGTAAGCCAAGGTGCGGGAGCCGGTGCCGTCCTGTGTGATCCAGATGCAGCCGCTCTGCCCAGCAACCAGGTTGGTCGGGTTGGCCAAGGTGCGGTTACCGCCCAGTGTCACGCTGTAGTTATTACTATCGGCAAAATCAGGTGTGATCGTGGCGCCGTCCGTCAGTGCCGTGATCTCGCCGCGTTGTCCGGCGGTATAGGTCTGAGCAACGTCGGTCTTCGCCGTATCAGCGTCATAACCCTGAACAGTGACGCCAATATCGGCTGAGGTCAGCGTCCCAGCAGCAGCCGAGGCCGCAATACTGATCGTGCCGTCCCCGTTAGTGATTGTGATGTTCGAGCCGGCGGTCAGCGTTGCTTTTGCAAGCGTGCCATCCGTCTTGCCGATCAGCAGCTGACCGTCGGTATAGGTCGTTTGACCCGTGCCGCCGTAACCCGTGCCAACAGTCGTACCGTTCCAAGTACCACTGGTGATCGTGCCAACGCTGGTCAGGCTGGAGCTAACAACAGCACTGCCAAGGCTGGTGGCATCTAGAACTTTGACGCCAGCAATGCGGAACTCTTTAGTACTTGCGATATTGACATGTTCGCTAAATGTCCACGCATCAGTTGCATCAAGCCACTTAATTTCTTTATCGGTAGTTCCCTTAAGTGTGATGCCACCGCCGTCTGCAGTTATATCTGTGGGGCTAGTAACTGCCCCCATTTCGATATTTTTATCCTTGACTACCAGTGTGGTGGAATCAATCGTTGTAGTTGTACCCTGAACGCTTAAATTGCCTGGAATGTTGACATTACCGCTGGCATCAGCAGTTAGGCGGGCTGTCCCACCAGTAACTAGCGCAAGCTCATCAGCACCAGTGCGGAGTAAGCCGGTGTTGGGGTCGCCGTCGAAGGCGTAGCCGGGAGTGCTGGCGCTGGTGGAGTCGTCCGCCAGAATCTGCCCGGTCATCGTGCCGCCTGCAAGCGGCAGAAAACTGCTGATACCGGAAATATCGCTCAGGTAGGCGACGGTTCCAGACTCATTCTTAAATGTGATTGTGCGGTCCGCTGTGGGATCCGTAATTGCAAAAGTCGTTTCAAAAGCGTCGTCAGTGCTGCCTTCAAAGCTGATGTTGCCTGTGAACGTGCCACCAGCCTTAGGCATTGCTGCGGCGGCTAGGTCATACGCTCCCTTAACTGCATTGGGAGTGGCAGCGGTGGTGGTACTCGTACTACTGGTGCTGTCTGTGAGCTGGACCGTGCCTCGGGCTGAGGTTGTTCCAGGTTCGATGACGTTTCCGTCAAGGGTGTCTGGATCGACGAGTCCGTAGCCATACTGCACCAGCTCCTTTGATGTGATCTTTTTGGTCTCGCTTGCCGATGTGTCGACAACAGCCAATACGTCGTTATTGGCGAGTGAACCACCAGCAAGACTATTGAGCTGGGAAATTTTTAGATCTGCCATGGCTCAGAGTTCGTCCTGCAGCAAGCGGCCTATGCCTGATTCTAGGTCTAGCGCACTGGTATCCTCCTGAAGTAGCAGACTTCCGGCGATGCTGCCGCCTGTGCTGTAACGCAGTTGGATTTGCCCAGTCGTCACAAACTCGATCTGGGATTGCACAGCTGTGCCAGCCTCAAACGAAATGCCGACGTTGGTGATCAGACCATCAATCAAGTAGTACAGCTGGCTGTCGTCAGTCTCAGCAGGACCAGTAGCTGCAGACTCATCCACGCGCTTTAAGGTCAGCGCGGCGCTGAAGTTACTGCCGAGTTGCTGGCGCAGGATCAAATGGTGGATGTACTGAGCCGCTTCAAAGTCGCCGTTTTCACCAAAGTCCCAGAAGCAGGTGATGCGTCCGCTGCCTGAGATTTGCCCGCTGACTTGGCTGACAAACTCCTCGCCCAACACGCTGGCATCCAGGGCAGTCCGCTGATTGCTCAGCTCGTAGGACACCACCTCTCCTAAGGTCCGGTAGCCGCCACTGGTAACGGCAACTGAAATTGTGTAGCTGGTGCTCGGTGTTGCCAGCACTACAGCGTCATCAACATCACCCTTAAGTGCAGCGCCCCAGGTCTTGAACAGGCGCAAACCTCCAGCTGCATCGACGTTTACGTACCACGCGCCGGTGCTGGTTACGCCTGGCGGTGTAAAACCTGCTGCGTCGATAAAGTCGAGGTTGCCGCCACCGACGCGGGTGATCTGCAGGTAATCGCCCGTAATAAATGTGTCGTTTGGGAAGTCGAAACTAAAGCGTTTCTGCGCGACGTTTACATCGGCAGGATCCAGCGTGGAGGTATAAGTGCTCGCTCCAGTGCGTTGGATGGAGACAAGCCCGGAGTTGCCGAGATAAACCGCCATTACGCCGACCCCATTGTTGCGGTAGTAAGTCCGCCGTTGACTTGGAAAGCCAGGTTGACGCTAACCAGATCGCCGGTTGTAACTGCAATATCGGCTTGTGTGAACAGTACTGCCGCCTCAATTACACGATCATCCGCCAGCTTCAAACGCAGAGTTTGCGTTGCTGTCGGTGTTGTTGCACTGGTGCGGATGATGTTCTGGAGCATGGACGCCATCTCTAGGGCGCCGCTGTCATTTTCGTAGTACAAAGCAGTGCAGCTGCCGGTGTAGTTCTGGCGTCCGTAAATAAATTTCTGGGCAGTGTCGCCGGTTGTGGTGACGTTCAGGGTTTCAACGCTGCCGGTGATGCTCCAGTTGCGGACTTTGGCGACTTGCGTGCCACCGACAAAAAGGGAGCCGTTGGCGCCTGTGTAGTACGTGGCCATTACGCGGCAACCCCCAGAAGCTCAACGGAAACGGATTGGTAACCAGGTGGACCGTAAGTGACCTGGGGAGGACCGGCGTAACGCCAAGCGTTCGTTGCCTCGTTGGTGTAATTGTAGGAGGCCATACCAGCAAAGACAGCCGCTGGGAGGCTGAACGTGCCGTAGGTGGTGCCGTTTGCTGCGTAGTGGTCTGTGATTGATTTGCCTGATGCCTCAGTCACGTTGTCGAATGTCAGCGACAGGCGTTGACCCACGGTGCGGCTGCCGTGGATGAAGCGGATTTCGATGCCGTCGAGTGACTGGTACAGCGTTTGCGGACGGACGCCGGGACTCCAAACGCGGGATGTGGGCTGGACTGAAGGGAAGGTAGTCATACGATCACCTCAAATGATCCAGAGATGACGCTGTTACTAATGATGCTAGCTCCAGAGCCGTTCAAGGGGAAATGCGTGGCGGAAATGGTGCTGATGCCGGTTTGGTCGTATTCGATGGAATCAACAAGGTAGTGATTAGTTTCAACACGGGAATCGCCTTCGCTGTTGGTGCGAGTTAGCTGGATAGCGATCAAATCTGTAGGACTTAAATTTGAGCCATCCAGTGTGTTGCGAGCGGTCTGAAATGTAATCTTGTGGGTGCTGTATCTGCGTGTCGCAAGGACATACTTAGCAAAAATAGTCGCATGAGAATTTGTAGTGCAGAACTCAGTCATGTCATATTGCTCTTCTGGCACTGAAGAGGCGTAATCGCTGTAACGCACATTGGCTGTTTTCATGCGTTCAACGCCGCTTTTACGGATGCCGCGGAAACTGATAACCAACTGGATTGACTGGCGTTCTTCAGTGCTGAAGTAAGCTTTTTGATATGATCCGGTGATGATCGTGTTGTCGATAGCATCGGCTACTGTTTCGGTATCGCTGAACGTTTCTTTTGGCGTAAGTGTGCCAGTGTCAATTGCACCAGCGATTGTCAGCGGAAGCAGCGGCTTCAACCGGAAAAACCCTGCATCACTGAAAAACGCGCACAAGAACATTGGAGCAACGCTTTGTGCGTACGACATAAAGTTGCTGCCATTGCTAATTACACCGTTGAAAAATATGTCGTACACATCGTGGAAGCGGGCTGCTATCGCTACGTCAAAGAACGATACCTGTTGAACGTTGGCTGCGTTTGGATACTTACCTGACTTCTCAAAAAAGTACAGAACAAGATCGCCAAACTTATTGCTTGAGTTGTATGTGTATGTATACGCTGTATTAGTCGGGTTTAATCTCCACTTATCTACATAAATACCGTCATCCATAAAAATGTTGAGCTGTTTTAGCTCGGTCGGCGGGCTGTACTCCTTAGTTACGTCATACAGATTTCCTTCGACAACCATAAAGGTAAGATCTGCGTAAGACGCTTTGCGATCCACGCTGGTCGGAAAGTCGTTTTCTTGGCGGAATTCCACCAAGATGTACGCAGGCTTCGTTGTTTGAGCTACCGCAACGCTTTGGATGTCGAATGTATGTGTGTACGATCCGGTGGAATAAGTATCGGTAAACAAGCTTGTAGGTGTACCGGCGTTGGTAGTCGTTATAGTGCCAACGGTTGTGGTGACTCCCGTTAGGTTGTTCGTTCGCCGAACTCTAATGATGTAGGTCTCCAGCAAGGTTGGGAGGGCTACTCCGTCAGGATAAACAGCTAAAACTTTGATTCTGGCTTCTGTGGAATAGTCGTCTACGGATCTGAACTGGACGTAGCTACCTACTTCCGGCGATAGAGGGTCCAGTAGGATTTTGAAAACATTGTGGTTACATGAAACATCTGAGAAAGCTATGGGGCAAACCGTGGGGTCATCTGTGTAAACGGTCGCAGCAGTTAGAGTAGTATTTAGAAGTCCTTGCCTAGAAAGATCGGCTACGTTATTTTTTCCGATATAAAAGTCATCGACAGTAGAAAAGCCGATTGCATGTCCTTGGCTAATTAGGTAGACAAAGGTTTGCGCGAAGTTTGTTGAGGCGCTATCAACAAGAGGCGGGCTGATCCAAGCGCCTCCTTTGTTATTTTCGCGGCGGCAGAAAACGATTGGAACAGCATCGCCGCTATTGGCAAATTCTTGCGCTGTGTCTAATTTCTCAAAAGGAATAAGTTTTAGCGACTTACGTAGTTCAACTTGCTTTTGGCGGACTCCTTCCTCTGTGGCTGCTTGTTTTGCTGGAGCGCGGGAAACATCTGTACTGCGATTGCTATCGGCGTATGGACCGATGCGCAGCTCCATCGCCTCCTCTTTTGAGTAAGACGCGTAGGTGATGTATTCTCCCCGTAGGGTATAAGTGGGGTTATCAAGAGACATAATTAGCTACTGAGGGATAGCGGACCAAGGATGGTCCATGGTACTTTGCGCCAAGGGATATCCCCGTCAATAGCATCTGCGTAAGGACGCGCTGTTACTGTAATTGTGGATATATCTGCTGTAGCCGAAACAGCATTGCCTTGAGCGACAGCAAACGGATTAAAAGATGTAGGGGCTTCTAGGTTTTCGGCTGCGGACCAGCGATACATAAGAACGTTAAGTGAGTAGCGGTTTGTTATACAGGCATCAACCAGATCTACGTTTTCGACTGTCGCAGGAAAGGTTATTGTGTAATCGTGGGATGTGCTATTTTTATCGGTTAAAAGATTGGATACCGAGAAAGATCTATAGTCATATGTAAGAAAGCCATCGCTAGTGGGGTTGGGAAAGTAGTTTTGGAATAAGTACAGAGGATTTGTGCCTGGTGGTGTCAGATCGGGGTAAATAAGTAAAAAGCTTGCAATAGCGCGTACTGCCATCAGCGTGCTCCGACGGAACGGCGGATGCCACCATTTTTACGCATAGCGGACAGGGCCATTTCAGCACCACGGCGGCTGGCAGCCTGCATACCAGCGACAAAATCGCGTTGGCTGACGTAGTTGCTGCCGTTCATGTTCATGACGGGGCCTGTGGTCACGTTAATCATGGGGTTGATGCTTGTCGAGCCCATGTCACCGCCGGGTGCTCCAGCAGTGTTGCCGCCTGGGATGACAGAATCGCCACGCTGACCGGATGCGTAGCGTGCCATGGCGGCGCTCATCTTGCTGGCGGGGATGACGTATTCGGACTCGCCACCTTCACCGATCACGGCATTAGTGGGTCCTGTGACGTAGCCGCCTTGGGCGTAGGCAGCTGGCGCGGGACCGGGATTGGCGCCTTGTCGGGCAGCATTAAGTCGCATTTGCTCGTTCACGGCCATGCGAATCTGGGATGCTGCGCTAGCGGCTTGGGCAGCTACGTTGCTCATGGCCTGCGCCATGATGTATGTTTTTTCTGTACCTACTTCAATAACACCCACAATTTGCTGGGCCTGGTTTGTTGTAAGCAGAGCCTCTTCTTTCACAACACGCAGTGATTCAGAAAGCAGTCGAGCTTGTTCTTGACTCAGCCTTATTTCTTCGCTAACAAGCTTTTGCTGTAACGCGGTTTCAGCTGCAAGCAACTTTCCGCGTAACTGAGCTTCAGCTGTTTGCTTTTGATATTCGCCGATAAGTTTTTGCGCCTGTAATTGTTCCTGTACTTTTGTGATTGCCTGCCCGTTAGCGTCTACAGCTTCCTTCGTAGTGTCTTTGATTTGAGCAAGTAGAGCAGATCGCGTTTGTTCATCTTTTTGTGCGAGGGCAGCTAATTCAGCTTCTTTACCCCTTACAACAAGTTTATCGTTAAGAATTTGCAGCTCCTGTAGCTCAATCTGTAGCTTGCGCTCTGCTGCAGCGATGCTCTCTAGCTGCTGCTGGTACTCGATCTGTGCTGTTTGTACTGCATTATTAAACAGAGCAATAGCAATATCTAAGCGCTTTTGTTGTGTTGTGGCGAACTCGTAAGCTCGTTCCAGTCGTGTTTTGTCGAGATCGACAAGGGCTTTTTCGGCCTCGTAACGTGCATTGGCTACAGACAATCCTCTGTCTACAGAAGCTTGTTCAGCTTCTATACGTTTACGTGATTCGTTAGTAAGCTCGGAGTAAGCCTCTTTTAACTCTTGAGCTAATTTTTTAGCTTGTTTTGAAATTTCTAGTAGTTTTTCTTCTTGTGTGAGTGTTTTAGTCCTTGTTGAGTATTCTTTTTCTTTTTCCGCGTTTATCTGGCGCTGCTGTTCCACGATCTTGCTGTTGAGTTCAAATACTTTTTGTGGGTCGCCTCCTGCAAAACCGGGCCTGTTCGCCTGCTCACGCTGTTTCACAAGGGATTGCTGGCGCGGATCTTGCGAGGTGAGACCTTGGCGTAGTAGAACGTTATATTCGATAGCGGCAGTCAGGGCCTTAAGTATTCCAGAGCTGTTTATCAAGCTTGCGACACTCGCCTGCATTTGTGTCATAGCTTGCACAAATACCGAGCCTAGTTGTGCGCTGTCCTCACCAAAAGTTTTTAGTGCTTCTGTGCCGGATACGCCTACAAGTCTGTTTAATTCTTCTGTGGCTACAGCAAGAGCCTCTTGGGACATTTTCAGTTCTTCTAGTTTTGTAATGTATTGACCTGCACTTGTAGTTACTCCGCCTAAAGCTGAAACAAGTACATCGAAGTCGGCGGTAACTGGATCTAAAGCTGCTCCAATCTTTCCGGCTCCAGAGACAAAGTTGTCAATGATTCCGCCGATGGCGCCTCCAAGGATCTGGCCGCCGAAGCCTGTGCCGACGAAAGAGCCAGCAAGAGAGCCAAGGACTTCTCCGGCGCCGCCTCCAAATAGCAGCGGGAAGCCAACACCAAGTGCAATATTTTCAAGGCGGCTACCTACTCCACCTCCACCTTTACTAGCTGCAGGTGGCAATTTTGGTCCTTGAACACCTACACCAGCATTAGCTGTGGGGATGATTCGTCTTTGAGATACTTCAGCTTCTTTGATTAGTTTATTTAAGCGTTCTTGTACCGCTACTTGATTGCGTTTAGCTGCTACTAGATCTTGGACAGCTTTAAGTTCTTCCTGAGAGCCGATGGCTGCTTTATTGATATTTTGCCATGCTTTTTGTAGTTGTGCGTTGTATGTGTTTATGTTTTGGACATTAAACCCCTGCTCAATTTTCTTAGTGTTCAGTAAATCTACTGTTTTGCTTACTTGGTTTAAGGACTTCTGCAGCGTGCCAAGTTGGCCAATGCCTACAACGCCTATTTGGATTTCTGCGCGGTAGGAGGCCACAGCAAGATCGAAACTTGTGGTACTTCAGTTTACGAGGTAAATGCCGCCGGGTTAGCGGCGGCCGCGTTTGGCTTTTTCGTAGGCTTTGCGTTCCTCGTCGGCTTGGATGCTGAAGTAGGCGTTCCAGCCAAGAATTTCCGTGTCGGTCATTCGGCTGCGCAGTTCGTTCAGCGTCACGCCCAGTTCCTTTGCCACGTAGAACTGGAGCATGAGGTAGCCATCCTTGCGGAGCTGGTCCTCAAGTGCTTTTGGTGTCCAGCTCCTCCGAATCATCGGTCAGGATCGCCAGCATCAAGGATTGGAGATCTTTGTCCTTGACTTCGTTCTTCAAAATGTCGATTTCGCCGGGCTTGAACAGCTTGGCGCCGTTCTCGTCGCAAGCCTTGCTGATCAGGAGTTGCAGTGCGAAGGCGGTGGCATCGTCGGACTTGGCTTGCTTTTGGGCGCGTTCGCGCTCGGCCATCGTCAACGGGGTTACCCACATCTCGAATACAGATCCATCGCTAAGCTCCACTTCTTTTTTGGAGGGCTCCAGGTTGGCTGCTTTGCGCAGACGATCCAGGGCACTCATTGCAGTTGCGGCGGGCATAAAACTTGCAGCCTGTTACGGCAATAGTGTAGCGGAGTAGAAATGAAAAACCCCAGCCCGGTTAGGGACTGGGGGTTGCTGAACTGACTGCAGTAGCAGACTATCAGGACTTCGAGAGGTCGAAGGTAGGGGCGGCGCTGGGGCGGAAGGCGATTTCCACGCTCTGGCCGTCGTCGGGGTTCACGGTGAGGCTGGCCGAGGTCAGAATCACGGGAACCGTGATCGAGCGGCTGGTGGTGTCGTTCACCGTGCCAGCGGCAACAATGCGGTCGATATAGAGCTTCATGGTCGCCCCAGCCTGGGTGGCTTGGATGACGTCCTCGATCATGCGGCTGGAGAGATTGGTGTCGTCATCGGTGGTATATACCGTGGCGGAACCGGAGCCGTCGGCGAAGCCGGTGATGTAGCTGCGGAAGGGGGCGTATTGGCCAACTTCTTGGCCGATGGTGGTGACGTCGATTTCCGAGCGGGTGATCTCAAAGCTCCACTCACGCACGCTGCCCACAACTGCGGGGGCGGTGTAGGTGATGCTGGCAAAGCCTGCGCCGAAGCCCGTAGGTGCAGCGGTTGCGGTTACGGCGCTGCCACCTGCGGTGGAGCTAAGGGTCATGATGCCGGTCGAGGCTACGTAAGTCTTGACGAAATACGCGCCAGCGGGAATTGCGTTGGTGGTCGTTGCGCCTACGGGGTAGGCCAGGGTCACAGGATCGTTGACCTTGAAGCCGAGATAGGAGCCGACAGTGATGTTGGAGCCAGTGGTGGGAAATGCACCAGCGGCGAGGGTGGTGACAGAAGTGCCGGCAGGGGTGTAGTACAGGGCGCCGGAAGTGCCCGACAGAACGGTGGCCATCGGTAGTTACCTATGGGTGGACAATGTTGCGGGCACAGCCCGGCTTAATACAGGTTAGCTCCAGTGCAGTTCAGTATTAAGAGAGCACTTGCGCTTGGAATCCGGCCTCGATTCGTGAAATAAAGAACGGTGTAAATGCCCGACGAGATTGTTGGTCTGGAGTAGTTCCAGCGAAGCTGGGGCTGAAACTGGGACCGTCGATGGGGCCGGTGCGGGCGTAAACGCCGGTTGCGGGTTTTGCGGTGGCGTTGATGGTTTGGATAACAGTAGTGGCGACGTCCACGAGGGTTTGATTTCGAGCAGGGCCGCGATCTTTTGGGGTGTACGTGCGAATAACGATTACGCCACGAATGTTGTCCGGGTTGCCAGTTAGTGCCAGCTCGGTGGTAAGACCGAACTGGATGTTGACGTGGACGAACTCTTCGGCGCTATCCGCGTCGTCATTCATCACGTTGTCGAAGTAGACCGGGACCGCAGGCGTCAAATTGTTGTACGCCGACAGTAGGGGTGCTTCAAAAACAGCGCGGACAGCTTGGTAGTTCATCGGCTCTGCATGGCAACTTGGATTGCCTTATCAATAGCACCGGCTTTCAAGTAAATACTGAACCAGTCCATTGGGGCTGTACGCTGGTTGCCGCCCTGTCCGGTCAACAGACCACGGATGCCTTTTTGGCGTTTGCCGGTTTTTTCAATCGGTTTGATAGGTTCTGTTCCGGGGTTAATAAAGGTGCCCGGAGACATGTCCGTGGCAATGTCGGCGTATGGAGAAAAGTTGCTGATGGTAAATACGATCTTGTTTTTAGTTAGTAGAGATCGAGTTACCTGTTGGCCGCTGAGTACGGGTGCTATGACTGGTTGGGGCTTACCTGATGCACCAGTTCCGCCTTTGATGCCTAGAGGGGTTGCGATCTGCCAAGAATTAGAAAAGCTACCAGTCCACGCTGGACCTCGTACCTGAAGATCCCTAACTATTTTTTCTGCAGCGCGTTTGGGACCGTTGTAGACAGTCGTAGCTGCTACACGATCCAGCTCTTTTAGGAGATTCCAGACACCGTTTCTGGCCATTATTGGGGCCTCAACAGGATGGAGTGGACTACCGGGTTTTCGCCGCGTGATGTTTTACACATGATGATGCGGCCTGTTTTTGTGCTGCTGTTTTGGCTGTATTGGATGCGGTCGCGCACACTTGGGACATACGCTCCAAGCTCGGCGTTGCCGATGATGACTTTGAGGTCGCTGGTTTGATACGCACCCTCAAATTCTTCGGGTTTGGCCTCGAAGATCAGGGCGCGAACGGTCAGGCTGGTGTCGGCTCCAGAGACTGTGCCGGTGGTGGCGTTATAGGTGGAGGCAGCGTTGGCCTTTAAGTAGGTGACGTTTTGGCCCCAGTCGGCTAAAAGCTGGGCCGGGATGGCTGCAAAAGTGTCGTCAACTAGGCTCATGATCAGCCCCTAAAGACGCGCAGTTGGTAGCTGCCAGAGCCACCTGCGCAGTAAGCGCCAAGGTAGGTCTGCAGCCAAGGGTAGACGTCAAAGATGTTGTTAATCGTGCCAACGGCTTGCGACGTCTTGCTGTATTTGACTTTCAAGTCGCCAAGGGCAACTTCGTCGTACAGACCTGTTGTACCAGTGTTGCCGGTTACGGCGTCGGTGTCGTTTGCTAGTGCGCGTGCCAGTTCATAGGTGGCGTACTTGATTTGCAGTGGGATTAAGTCACATTCCAGGGTGATGTTGTCGACGTCGTAGTTAGTGCGCGGCCATTTCAGGGCTTGGTCTGCGTTGCAGCGGTCGCCGTAAAAATTCAGGCTGTCGATCCAGCGGGTGGCGCTGATCAGGGCGCGGTTTTTCTGGTCGTCGGTCTTGTCGGTCCAGGTGGCGGAGTTTGGGACCGTCTCGAAATAGCTGTTGGCCTCAGCCAGCGTTACGTAGCTGTTGGCCGACGCGCTACTCA